CCGTTATGCTAAAGAGAAAAGAATATTCGGAAAGTAAAGAGATAGGTAAAACTAATTGTGAAGACTGTGGTAGCTCAGATGGATTCGCTTTATACGATGATGATCATGGCTATTGCTTTGTATGTGGAGTTCATGTACAAAACGTAGATAATAGAAAGGAAATTAAAATGACTAACATGTCTAACGTAGTAATAGATATGAATAAGTTTAAAGATACACTTGGTGATCATAGGGGTTGTCAAGAGAGAGGTATCACTAAAGCAGTAGCAGAACACTTCGATGTTCGTGTTATGTACAATGATAAACGAGAGATAGAAGCATATTGTTATCCTTATTATGACTCTAGTAATACACTAGCTGCTTATAAGATAAGGACTATGCCTAAACAATTTAAGACAGTAGGAGAATTTAAAGATGTCCAGCCGTTTGGTAGTCAAGCTTTTGGAAATGGAGGTAAACGCCTTGTCATCACAGAGGGAGAGTTCGATGCGATGGCGGTTGCACAAGCTTCCCTCAACAAATACAAGAAGATCTATCCAGTTATTAGTGTGGCTTCGTCAACTAACCTCAAGAGTTTACTACTCAATCGTACATGGATTAGATCGTTTGAAGAAGTAGTTTTATTCTTTGATAATGACGATGCAGGTAATAAGGCTATAAGAGAAGCTGCTAATATAATCGGTATAGATAAGGTTAAGGTAGCTAGTAGTACTGCAAAAGATCCTTGTGAGTTATTCAATCAAGGTGGATACATGAGAGTCATGGAAGCTATATGGGATGCACAACCCTATAGTCCAGCTGGCATTATCATGGGTCACGAGGCTGTATGGGAACAATATCTTGAGAGACAATCAAGAGAAAGTGTAGCCTATCCTGATTGCCTTAGAGGTATCAATGATAAGACTAAGGGTATGAGGTTCGGTGAGATAACCTTATTCACCAGTGGTACTGGTAGTGGTAAGAGTACTGTGATTAAAGAGATAGTGCTAGACTTACTTGCCAAGACTCAAGATAAAATAGGTATGATATCATTAGAGGAATCTGTTGGTGATACTGCTGAGAAGTTTATTCAGATGCAGTTGAGACAGAACCTACAGGAATATGATGTACCATTAGAAGAACAAGAACAAGCATCTAAAGAAGTCTTTGGTACTGATAGGCTAGTGCTATTAGATCATCAAGGCTCTGTAGGTGACGAGTCATTGATAGATAAGATAGAGTATATGGCTTTGATGGGCTGTAAGTATCTTATACTTGACCATATAACTATAGCAGTATCTGAGGGTGCTGAAGGCTATAGTGGTAATGAAGCCATAGATAAAGTTATGTCAGACTTACTTAAGCTAACTAAGAAGCATAATATATGGCTAGGTATTATCAGTCATCTACGTAAGGGACTGGTGGGTAGTAAGAACTTTGAAGAAGGTAAACTACCTAGTCTAGATGATATCAAAGGCTCAGGCTCTATTAAACAGATATCATTCGATATAATAGGTTTTAGTCGTAACATGACTGATGAGAATGAAGATGTACGTAATACAATTAACTTCACTGTCCTTAAGTCTAGGTTTACAGGTAAGACTGGTCCAGCTGGTGCAGCTAAGTATCATCATAATACATCTCGTCTCACATGGACAGATGGTTTAGACTTTGAGGTACTAGACTAATGGCTTGGATGAATGAATTAGAAAGAATAAAACAAAAAGAAATAGAGTTCCTTAATAATAGAATAGAAAGTCTTACTAAGGAACGTAATATGTACCGTTCACAAGCTATCATGCGAATGAATAGAATAAAGGAGCTAGAAGATGAATATAAGGTACTCAAGGAATCACGCAATCAAGGCTCATGAAGATGCTGAACAAATAATTAATCAGCTTAGAGCTAATAAGGTAGTGAAACACCTTGTTGAGTGGTCAGAAAGTAAATGTAAAAACTATATAGTGGTAAAGCTCAATGAAGAAAATAAAGAGACAACTTATTAAGATACAAAACAATCTGGCTAAGGGAGGTGGTAAGATACCATCTATATCTGAAGCCTTAATCATGCTAAGAAAGGCACAAGGAAATGACAAGCGATAATGTTAGAGCTAAAGTCAAAGCTGAAACAAATAAAATTAAGATTGAAAAATATGATCAACTATATATGGACATTGCTAGGCGAGTTGCCGAGATGTCCTATGATACAGACACTAAAGTAGGAGCAATTATTGTTAAAGATGGTAACATTATTTCGATGGGCTGGAACGGTACTCCTTCAGGCTTTCCTAATCACTGTAAGGATACCTCAACTGGGAATACACTTCCTATTGTTATACACGCTGAAGCTAATGCTATATGTAAGCTGGCTCGTTCTAGCACGGATGGACAAGGTGCTACCCTTTACACTACGCTATCTCCTTGTACGGAATGTACTAAGCTTATCTTGCAATCTGGCATTGACAATGTCGTGGTTGGACAAGCATATGAGAAAGATATGGTGGGATATTCAATCTTAAATAACAGAAAAATGGTAAAAGTACTTGCCAAGAAGAAGTAAACATGTTATAATACAAGTCCAGAAAAGAAAGAGAGAACTATATGCAGGACATAAGAGAGTACCTCCTCAATAAAATAAGAGGAGATGATCTAGGAGTAAAGCCTAGAAGAAATTTACAGCTCATGCGTATGATTGATACGGATGGTGTTGACATGTTAGACTTTCTAATAGATGACATGATATCATATGCCAG